GTTGAGCCCGCCAGATTCGTCGCATGATGGGCCCGGTCTGCAACGGATGACGGACATGGGACGGAACTGGATTGTGATGGGGGACGTTACCTCCAGCGGCGGTCGGGTGATCACCGCCTCGGGTGACACCGATGTTGCCGGCAAGGGCGTCGCGCGTATCGGGGACAAGGCAACCTGCCCAAGTCTGCATAAAGGCGTCTTCGCGATTGTCGAAGGCGATGCCACGCTGATGGTCGATGGCCAGCCGGTTGCCTTGCATGGCAGCGCGCTTGCCTGTGGCTGCCGGGTGTTGTCCAGCCAGCAGTCCGTGGTGCATGTCACCGGCGGTGGCGGTGGCGGAGGCGGCGCGGCCGCGGGCGGTGCAGGCGCAAGCTCGGGTGCCGCCGGCAAGGTCGCCGCCATCGTGGG